CCTCGAATACTCCCATGGCGGGAGAGGCGAAAGCTAGACCCGCCGCAAGAGTACTGAGAGGTCAACATGATCTTCAACGCGTTTCAGCGTGACGACGATGACGCCGTATTCACCGTCGTTCGTAACGTATCCGGTGGCGCTCGCGCCATTGGCGACAACGTAGTTTGGGACATCACAGCCAGCGTTGACGGTGTTCGGGTCTCCGTGCCTGCCACTGCAACTCTGAGCTTGTTCCGTGGCGTCTTGGTCGAAGCCCTGGCGGATTCCGCCTACGGTAAGGCCCAGGTCCACGGTTACAACGCCGCTTGCGCGGTCTCCAATGACACTTCCGTGGTAGTCGCTGCGGGAGACATCCTGCTTCCTGGCGATGGAGATGACTTTCTCCTCCGCTCTGCTGCCGGTGACGGCCTGACCGGCTTCATCTACGCTGCAGCGGCAGTCACAACGAATGCCACGCCTGCGGAAGCAACCGTACCGGTACTCATCCGAGCCCTCTAGTCCTTGTGGCTAGAGACACCTTGAGACCGAACCCCCGACACTGGAGCAATCCGGTGTCGGGGGTTTTTGCTGTGATACGCTGAGGTCGTTATGAGCCAAACGAGTGCGCCCGTAAGCGGAAGCGTGATGCAGTTGCTTGGGACTGAGCCTCAAAAGTTGGACGAAGGAACCTCTCCATGCCGACAGATCTCTATTCGCGCACACTACGGAAACGCAGAGGCTAGCGTAGGGCATGAGGACGTGACGTCGGCCTCCAGATGGGCCTTTGTCCTTGAGGGCGAGACGTACACTATCGGACCATTCGGACCTGGGATTGGGATCCGGCCTTGCGACATCTACGTTGTTGGCTCCCTTGGCGATGAGTTCACCTGGGGAGGCTTCCACTCATGAGCCAGTACGCCTTCTCCACGATCCTCGCTGGGCAGTTCACCGTCCTGATCGAGTACAGCGGAAACAACCCCCTGTACATCGGGAAGGCGCGAGCGGGGACCGGCGAGTCTGAAACACGCTGGCAGATCCAAAGACTCACGTACTCTGGGGCTAACATGATTGCACGGGAGTGGGCGAACGGAGACGCCGACTTCATCTTCGCCTGGACAGCACGGGCTACCTTTTCGTACTCTTGAGAAGAACCAACTAGGAGAAGACCATGGCTGCTATCGACGCTGACGACGTTTCCATCAGTACCGGCGGGGCAATCCGTTGGGAAGGAGCGGCGACCACCAATCGCCATTCGGTATTGGAATTCATCCAGTTCCTGATGGACAAGCAGGACGACGGGGTTGCGGCGGGGAACGACATTCTCGACATCACCGTGGACACTCCGTTCGATAGGAGTACAGACCAGATCGTCACGCTGAACAGTCCGTTCAATATCGATGACACCTTCGCTCTTCACCTATACGATGGTTCGGTCGCCCAGACCAATCAGGTCGTCGCCAACGGTGGAGAAGACCTCTACTCAGGGCTCAACATCATTGGTCCGGTAGTATCTGGCACCCAGTACATGATCTTCCAGAACGGGAAGACTCTTCCTGGCTTCTGGACGACTGGGATCAACCCGGAGGCCGCGCCGTCTCTGGTCTTCTCCCGTCACCTGATCAAGTCCAAGGTTGCTGGATCTCAGATCGACGGCCAGCGAATCACTGTTCTTGCTCGTGAGTTGGCTAGCCAGTTCAGACGCTTCCCCGTGACACTTGGAACCGGAAACTCGGTTGCCGCTATTGGTAACGGTCTGGACATCTTCAACGAGACCCTCGACGCCACGCTTGCAGGCTACGACGGGACCATCATCAATACCGAAGGCTTTCAGGAATTGAACATTGACGGTACGGGCGCAACGGGTCAGGAGTTCTACTCTCAGTGGGATCCTGACACGCAGTCCATCAACGACACCTACGAGTTCACCAAGTGGATCAGCCAGAGGGCACACTCCGCTGACGCCAACGCAGAGAGCGCCGAGGCCTTCATCATCGATGACAACGACACCACTTCCGTAGGAATTGGTTCGGAGTTTTCAGCTACTGGCAACGTCGAACACCTTGTTCAGGCCACTGCCTCGATCAGGATCGGCGCAGGGACGGCCCACACAGGCACGCTCTACTGCCTCCTGTATGACTCGGATGACGTTGCTACGGCGGCACCGACAGGAGCCATCCTGGCTCGCTCAGAGCCTATCCTGGCATCGGCTATCACTGCCACCTTCGAGGACGTGATCTTCCGGTTCAACCGACTCGACCCCACTGATGGAACAGATCAGTCCTCGGGGCTCTTGCTCGTACCGGATCAGGAGTACTTCTTCTTCCTGAAGCACGACGAAGGCTCAGCAACGGACTACTTCGAAGCCGAGGGCGACACCACCACGGCAGACGATGGAAACTTCGCCAGGGAAACACCTCCTGCGACGTTCGTGGGCGTGGGAACCAGCGCTCTCCAGTTCGATGTCCGCACCTCTCGGAACCTTCACCAGCAGCCCGGTGAGACCATCCAGGGGATCAACGTCGATGTAGGCTACGACGGTGAAGGCGGAACAGGCGTCGCTGAGGACGAGGTCGTCTTCTGGGGAACCAAGATCGTCTACGATGCCCCGTCTGGCACCTTCATCCCTGGTGAGCAGATCACAATTCGAGAGGACGGTACCCTGGCATTCAAGGTCGGCGGCGAGCTTCTGTTTGCCGACGGCACTGATATGGTTGTCTCTCTCGACGCTCCTTCCGCAGCAGTGATTGACGACAACGACGTGATCGAGGGCATCACCTCGGGCGCCACAGCGGTGATCAACGTCGCTGGCGGCGCTATCGAGGACGAGAGCCTGGGTGGGGGAACCGGCCTTGTTCTGGCAATCGATGACAACACGGGCGCTGGAGAACTCTACATTCAGATCCTCACAGGGGTCTCTCCGGTAGAGGACAATCGGATTCGCTCGCCAAACACGCCACTGACGAACCTTGTGGACGCGACAAACGTTATCGTCCCTCGGGTGATCAACCCAGAGTTCGTTGGCACCTCGACGGGCAGCAACATCATCGGAGCCTACGGCATCGGGTTCGATCCTGATGAAGTGAACAGTTCTGACCGCTTCACTGACTTGGCTGGTGACCCAAGGATTCCGCAGAACAACGTTCAGTTCACGGTCTCTGGCTTGATTGCTGGCGAGGACAGGGTTCTCGTTGGCCCACGCACAACCACAACGCTCGAACGGGGCATGTGGCTGACCGCTACTGCCGCCCTCAACACTCTGACCGAGACTGCTGTGATTCTTGGTACTGGTTCTGACACCGTGCCATTCCCAGACGCTCAGGAGAACTGGCCGGACGCTGGGACCGGCGCTCTTGTCAGCCGACTTCGTATCGCGAGGGACGACGGCATCTTCCAACTGATCCCTTACGACAGCCACAACGGCACCACCACGTTCACCCTGGGGACTCCAGTCTCAGGCACTGTAACCCTCAATGTCACGGGGGTAGGAGGTGCTGGTGGTCAGTTCGACCGAACCTCAGGATCCTTCATCACTGATGGCTTCGAGCAAGGCGCTAGGTTCACCGTAGCGCTCACCCCGACTAGTGACGGGGACTACACTGCAGACTCTATCTCGGCTGATGGTCTCTCCATCGTGGTGGTTGACGACACCGGCATGACGAACGAGAGTGGCAACGGGGACGAGACTGTCACGGGAATTGGATGGGATTTCACTGACGCTACAGACGGTGTAGGTCCGAGTGGTTGGGACTCTTCTGAAGCAGCCATCGGCAACGAAGTCTTCATGGGGTTCATCGACCTCCTGGCAGCAGCCACCACCGCCAGCTTCACAGGCGTCCACTCAACAAACCGCAACCTGTTCGTCCGCGTGAGGGACGGGGGTACGGCAGGCGACGGCATCCCAACCAAGACCTTCGAGGCAAACGCCGCTCAGTTCCTCAGTACTCCGCAGTCGGTTGCGGCGACTAGGACAGATGACGCCTAAGGAGGCCTAATGGCGGCTCCGTCGGTTGCTTGGTACGGCATTGGGTCGAACGTTGGAAAAGTAATCACTGCCGATGCGGACAGTGGTTGGACCAGTGGCCTTCAGGTTGACACGGTCAACTTCATCGAAGGTACTGCGTCTCTCGGTGAGAAGGTCTCCAACGGTCCGGTAGAGAGGCAAACCGTTGACGTGGCGGATGTCATCGGAGAGCCGTTCGATTTCTCTGTCAGTGGGGGCAACGACGGCGACCATCTCTTTGCCTGGATGAGCATCTTCGCCGCTTGGGACACCCAGGCGGCTGGAGGGTTCGGCATCAAGGTGGTGGACGACCTTGCCACCGACTCGGACGGGACTTGGTATGTCGGACCCCAAGAGGGTTACGTCGGAGGGTGGACCTCCTTCGTCATCAACCCTGCTGCTGACTTCGATGCGGTGACAGCAGGGACTGCAGTGTGGACGACCAACGGGAACCCTGCACAGCTTTCTGGTGTGGACGGATTCGGTGTCCTCTGGACAACCACCGTCACGATCACAGGAAACACGGACAACGGATTCTTGGACGCCTTCTCCGTGGGGCAGGGCTACCGCATGACGCTGGGAGACGGAGCCTCAGCCGAGGGAACCTTCGCAGACTTCATCGCCTTCGAAGACGTCGTCACGACGGGCAGGTTCGGCGGTCTGCGGGAAGTCTCTGGCATCCTGTTTTCCAAGAGCAAGCTGAGCATCGGCTTCGCGTCAGGCGCAGGGTTCACAGAGTTCACCGACAGCGGCTTCACAGTTGTGTGGGAAAAGCAGGTTCTGAGCGACGGTGTCACTTCAGCAGTGGCGGCTGGGTTCTACGAGTTCCTTGGTGAGGAGGGAGACGACACAACCATCGTCAATCTGTCTCAGGGCACACTGAAAGCGATTGCTCCCCACACGGTAGTCATCAATCTCGCTGGGCTCACCACTTGCAACTGTGTAGCTGTCAACGTAGAGCGTGGTGACATCATCACTCTCGACGCGACCAACGTCTGGACCGACAGCGTATTTACCACTCCCGATCAGATCATCGCCCCTGGCTCCGACTTGAGGAGGAGCAGCATCAACGACTCCACGGTCGCAGCCGACACAGGGGCTCTGCTTTGGAACATCGCCACGAACCCAGACGGACTGCTGGACGACATGACGTTCACCATGGGAGCGGCTTCTCATCACGCCATCGACTTCGGGACCGCTATTATCGCTGACATCACCCTTCGGGGAATCGAGTTTGCTGGGTTCGGAACATCCGAGGATGGGGACGATGCAGCCCTCCGCTTCCTAGCTGCATCAGGCTCCCTGGACTGCAACATCATCGACTGCACGGTAGACGGCGCTGCAGCGACATCCTCGAACCTCTTCAAGGACGACGCTGCCGGGATCGCTGTCACGCTCGTCTTCAGCCCAGTGACTCTCACGGTCAACGTCAAGGACAACGCCGACGTGGTTCTGGAGAACGCACGGGTCTACGCGATTGCAACCGCCGGAGGGGATTTCAAGGTCGATGCTTCGGTGACGATCACCCGTTCAACTACAGTTGCGGACGTAGTCCACACAGCGCACGGGTATGTTGTTGGAGAGAAGGTCAAGATCCTGGGCATCACCGACAAGGTTGAGGACAACAATGGGGTGCATACTATCCTCACGGTTGTTGATGACGACAGCTACACCTATCTGACAACCGACTCGGGCTCCGTGAGCTACACGGGCACCATCACCTCCACGGGTGTGCTGATCGAGGCACTCACGGACGGTAGCGGAAACGCTAGCTTCACGCGCACGCTCGCGTTGAGTCAGCCGTTCACAGGACACGTCAGAAAGTCCACCGCGTCACCCCGCTTCAAGACCTTCCCAATCTCGGGAACCATGGACAACAGCGCAGGACTCACGGTGAATATCATGTTGGCACTCGATGAGTAACGAAGGCAATCAGGTCGCGGACTACGTCGCACACGGATTCCACAAGCTGGACGACAGGGTCATGGATACCCACCCTCCGAAGATCGTCTGGGGGGCAAGCTGGAAGAAGAGAAGCATTGAGTCCAAGCTCCAGTGGCTGGAAAAGTTCGCCCATACGATGAACCACGCCGCGAAGCTGCTGACGGTAGAGAGAGACAAGCTGGGGAAGATGTGCGAGGTGAAGGAGGCCCAACTCATCAAGATGGGCAAGCAGGTGGCTGCGAACAACCAGATGCTACAATCCGAAGTGACCAAGATGAACGAGTGGAAGCAGCAGTATCTCGCCAACGTTAAGCGGCTGAACGCAGAGATCAAGGGCCTCAAGAATGGCAATCACGATTGACTACTCGGGTAGCCCCTTCACGATCAGCATCCCACAGGCGGATCTGGCCTTGATCACTGGAACCCTGTACGAACTGGACACTGACGCCTTCAGGCTCAGCGTGAAGGACTTGGAGGATGACCAGCAGGGGATCGTCTTTCAGGACAGCCACCGTCACAACACCGAGGTCACCGTTGCGGGGACCACGTTCGCCCGCACCCTGGAGTTCCTGAACGCCACCAACTCCAGCAACATCGACGTGTATGAGATCCAGTTCGTCCCAGACTCGCAGTACTCGGTTCGTTTGGTGGGCTCGAACAACAACATCTTCGACGTGGAGAACGGGATCCTCGTGCAGAATCAGGTACAGGTGATCCCGACCAACTCGGCTGGTCTGATCGTGACCGAAGGATCGGGCGCCGCCGGACTGACTCTTGGAGAATTCCTCGCACTCAAGTAAGGAGAATTAGTGAGCCAAATCTGTCTCATGATGGGGGCTGGGCACAAGAAGCCCACCCGTCAGATGTTTGCTCCAAGCTCAGAAACAGACGACACGACGGAGTGGACGACGCTCGACATGAATCCACGCGCAAAGCCGGACGTGGTCTTCGATCTCGACAACCTTCACCTCGCGCCGCCGGTTCCCGTCAGCAACACCGGAATCCCAAAGAATCAGCTTCCATTCGAAGACGAGAGGTTTCACGAGATCCACGCCTACGAGGTGCTGGAGCACGTCGGACGCCAGGGCGACTACAGAGGCTTCTTTCGCGAGTTCAATGAGTACTGGAGAGTGCTCAAGCCCAAAGGGTGGCTGATTGGCTCCTGTCCGACCGAAGAGCATTGGCGCTGGGACGATCCGGGTCACACGCGCTGCATCTCCGGCAAGACCCTTGCCTTCCTCACGAGAGGGCTCTACAAAGACCTGGGAGACACTCCCTCCTCAGACTATAGGGAGTTTATCGAACCTTACTGGTGGACCCTCTTGCACGAGATTCGAACGCTCAAGAATCAAGAAGGAAATGAGTTCACGAGGTTCTTCTTCGGGCTCCAGAAGACATGAACGCGTTCGTAGCAGGGATGCCGAAGAGCGGCGGGACTCACATCACGCACTGCCTATCGACTCTTCTCAACCTGAAATGGGTCAGCACGGTTGGGGTACACGGCGAAGGAATGGAAGAGCACGTCATCAACCCCCAGGCTGCTCAGATCCTGTTCCCGTATGGAGGCTTCTCTTTCCACCAGCACACACGAGCAACTCCCATGAACGTTCGGTGGCTCAAGACGTTCAAGGTGAAGCCCATTGTCGTCTTGCGAGGCATCAAGGACGTCATCGTTTCTCTCAAAGACCAAATCGACAAGGATGGCAGGTTCGTCGGCCTCGTCGTCCCGTCCGAGTGGGGTTCGCTCAGTGAGCACAACAAGCTTCTATGGCTTGCCCGCAACGCTACCCCATGGCTGTGCTCGTTCTACTACTCGTGGAACAGAACAGACATCGAAAGATACACTGTCACCTACGAGGACTTCTTCGCTGATCAGAAAGGACACCTGAGGAAGATGTGCCTATTCCTTGGAGAGAAGGCGAACGAGGACGCCTTGGGCAAGATCGTGAAGTATAAGGGTGGTCGATTCAACGTCGGCATCGTTGGTCGAGGAAGAGACATTCCGAGGAGCGTAGATCAGGCTATTGATGAAGTGATCAGGACTTGGGGAATGGTGGATGGAACTCCAGATTGAGACGACGAGCACCTGCAATGCTGCGTGTTCGTTCTGCGTCTACCCGGCGGCGGAACGCTGGGGAGGTCTCATGGACATGGATCTCTTCTGCAAGATCGTGGACGAGGCGGCAGGGATCCCTCGCATCGACAAGTACATCCTGAATGGTCTCGGGGAGCCTCTTCTAGACTCGAAACTGGAAGACAGGATCTGGTACATCCGACAGCGTGTTCCGAAAGACATGATCCAGCTTTACACGAACGGTGTCTACCTCTCTCCTGTGCGTTTCGAGAAGCTGAAGAAGGCTGGACTGACCGGGCTCGTGGTCAGCCTGAATGCTGTCAATCAGGAGCAGCACGAAAGGATCATGGGACTCAAAGGGAAGTTCGATCAGGTCTGCTCTAATATCGAGCGAGTCATTAGGGATCCAGGCGACGTGTACTTTCGCGTCCGCGCCGTCTCGAACGGAGATCATTTCACTAGTAGGGATGCTGTTCGGTTCATCCAGAGGTGGGGAGACTGCGGCTACGGCGGACACGGAGAGTGCATCACGGAAGGGAACTGGGCAGGCGACAACCGATCTGTCAGATCGTGGAAGCCAAACGAGATGTGCGTTCGCGCCGTGAACAGCATCTACGTCATGTACGACGGTCGAATCTCGACGTGCTGCTTCGATCCGACCGGAAGGCAGGTGTTCGGAGATCTGTCCAGAGAGTCTCTCAAAGACGTCTACAAGAGAGACCCATACCTGAGCTTCCGCGTGGCTCACTCAGAGAACAGAGCAGATGAGTACGAGATCTGCAAGAACTGCACGAGGATTTGATGACAGAGTCTTTCTGGGAGGCGTTCAAAGGGTACATTGGAGAGACCAATCTGAATCTCGGGTGCGGAGAGGACTACATTGAGGGCTGGGAGAACGTGGACTTCAGTCAGAAAAGCAAGGCCGACTTCAATTTCGACTTCAGGGGTAGCCCGTGGATGATGGAGGACGACAAGTACGACACCGTTCTCGCCTCACACGTCTTGGAGCACTTCACCCAGGACGAACTGTTCCCGATCATGTTTGAGATCGGTCGCGTGCTGAAGCCGGGCGGCAATCTGATCGGCGTCGTCCCGTACGGGATGAGCGCCTGTCACTACGCGAATCCGTTTCACAGGTTCGGATGGACCGAAGAAACGATGTTTCAGTTCGACAGAACTCTCTACGAGACGAAGGGCACGGCCTCGACAAACGCGTCCCAGATGATCCCGCTGCAGTCGTGGGCGGTCACTCACGTAACCCTGACTCCGTTTCCAGAGTGGTTCGAGAAGGGCTCGGAGGAGCTTTCTTTCGCGGTTAAGCACTACACCAACGTCATCAAAGAGATGCAGTTCGTTTTGAAAGTGAGGAAAGATGGGTAACGGTAACGAGCTTGAAGGGATGAAAGCCGCTCTCGTGGTTCCAACCTACGGCTCAACGAATCCTAAGTGCGCGAGGACCATTCGGGTGGCGATGATGAGCGCAGCCAACCACGGTCTGAAGTGGGCTGGAGACATCTCGCCAGACAGGATGGGATGGGGGCAGGCCAGGAACACTGCCGCCCAGAACTTCATCATGCAAGGCCCAGGTTTCGCTGACGGCATCCTGTGGATCGATGACGACATGGTGATTCCGTCCGATGCGATCTCTCGGCTTCTCGATCAGGTCAATACGCTTCCGTGCGACTTCATCTCTGGCCTCTACCACCAGAGGGCCGGCGATCACCTTCCGGTCTTCTACCACTTCAACAAGAACAAGGGACACTTCTCGATCTTCAAGGAGTACCCAGAGAACGTGATCGTACCAATCGAGGGATGCGGGTTTGGGTTCGTGTGGACGAGCGCGAAGCTTATCGAAGCAGTGGCAAGGCATCCCGACTTCGATTCGAAGAAGGGCTGGTTCCCAGACGAGCGCTACTCCGGCGGCTTCGGGGAAGACCTGAGCTTCTGCCACATGGCTACGAAGTGCGACATCCAACTCTACGTTGACACCGGGATCCAGCTTGGTCACATGGGCGACCCCGACCCGATTGTCCGTGAGAACTACCTCGCCAAGAAGGCGGCGAAGCCGGAGGGCGAAGTGAGGACTCAGGACGATGGCCCGATGTTTGGGCTGAGAGGAGACAAATGAAGGGTCTGTACGAATACCCCGTTCTCAAGATGTACATGGACGGGCTTGGAAAACTCAAAAACCCGAAGGGCAAGGATTTCAACCAGCACGACTTCTATCGCTGCTACAAATGCTCTCGGATGATCACGACCGAGCAATACAAGGCGTGGCAGAAGTGGGCGGCAGTACAGCCTGACGAGAAGGAGAGTGAGGTCATCGTTCACTCCTGCGGAAGCATGAAAATCTCCCCAGCAATGCCCGTCAACTCAGAGTGGCTGATGCCAGCCGTTCTCAGGTACACTCTGAAGCTAGTACTGGCTCGCGGTCTGGCGCCCTGGTGCGACAAGCACTACTGCCGTTTCGTGCTGCCAATCATCGAGTATCTCGTTCGCCCCAAGGAGGCGTGAAATGGCTGACTACAAGCAGAGCGGCAACCGCTACACAGCAATCTTCGTCATCGAGTCCAGCAAGGGCGGACAAGATTTCTACAGGCGGAACCCGTTCGACCTCGTTCGCTTCAACGTGGACACCAACCCGTCCGCTCCGCAAGAGATCGTTCCAATCGGACAAGTGAAGGGAAACCTTGGCATTGGGGACACTCCGCTCAGCGAAACCGACAAGATCTACGAGAAGGTCTGGATCGTGGAGACCGCTCCGTGGCATCCTGGCCGAGGCGGCAAGCAGGACTTCGGCAAGAGCCACACCGACTAGGGCTCTCCGATGAACATCGAGGAACTGCTCATCCGTGAGGAGGGGTTCAAGCCTCACGCGTACAAGGACCACCTCGGCTATTGGACCATCGGCTTTGGCCGAATGGTCGATGAGCGCCGTGGCGGTGGCATCTCCAAGGCAGAGGGGATGTTCCTCCTCATGCAGGACATCGAAAAGATCCGCGCCGAGCTTGACGAAGAGATCCCATGGTGGAGGTTCCTCAACGAGGATCGCAAGGCGGTGGTCATTTCAATGGCGTACCAGATGGGGACCAGCGGCCTTTTCAAGTTCAAGAACACGTTGAAGAACATGCAGAAGGGCGACTACAAGAAGGCCGCGAAGGGAATGAGATCTTCCCTCTGGGCGAAGCAGACTCCCGGTCGTGCCGAGCGCATGGCGAAAGCGATGGAGTCAGGGGGGTTCTGATGAAGATTCATGGCGTCCCAGGCTATCCGTACGCGCAGCCTGGGGACATCTATTTCGCTCGTGGCACAGCGAGCCTCAGCAAGGCGATTCGTTGGGTCGAGCGGAGCAAGGGCGAGGACGAGTCCTGGGCTAATCACGTCGGCGGGATTCTGACCCCAGGCTATCTGGTTCCTCCAGCCAATCAGGTCACCTCCCTGGCGATTGCTACCGAATCTCTGTGGCACATCGAAGAGAACGTTTGGTGGCATCGTCACAGGCACGAGCAGGGGTACGCGGTTGCAGTTTTTCGCCCGCGTAACTATTCCGGTAACGAAGGCGTCAAGCGTGCAACCGACAACTGGAGCGCCCGCAGAGGACAGAGGTACGGCTGGTGGAGGATGGGAACCTTCCTGGGAGAGAGGCTCACGGGTGGCCTCATTCCGTTCTCGAAGCTTCACTTCTCGAAGACTCGCGTCGTCTGCTCCAACCACATCGCACTGGGCCTCGAAGAGGACAACATCCGAATCAACGATCACGACCCTAACGAACTCGATCCTGACGAATTCATGGACTACTCCATCGCTCACGAGTCTGACGAGTTCAAGTTCATCGGACAGGCCATCGTCCCTGCAAGGAGAGTCGCATGAGAGATCACTGGTACCAAGAACCACGCTGGGCTCGGGCTTTCTGGGTAGTGCTCATTCTCGCCGTTTGTATGGTGATCGGGGGCACCATCATTGGATGTGGCTCCTTTCCTCCTGGCGGCGGACAGCCTCCAGTAGAGCCGACGCCACCGCCAGTGGAGCCTCCGTATTCGGAGTCCTGTCAGGCCTTGCTTGACCAGGGACTGCCTTGGTGCCACGTCGAGGGCATGACCTGCGGCGACTGCCTCCACAACCCGACGCTCGACCCCAAGCACTGCGAGAAGGCCGCTGACTGCCCCGTGGAGCCCCCTCCTGAGCTTCCTCAGCCTCAGTGCCAGAGCTTCACCGACCGGGGAGGGACGATCCAGCCGTTGGGTGACACCTGCGATTGCTGGCTGGGTCATGTTTGGATCGGCTGCCCGGTGCCCGAACCCGGCGTCTGCAAGGATGTCGAGTCTACCCTGGTCCCTTCTGCTGGCTGCAGTCAGGTGTTCCGTACCCGCGTCAAGGTGGCTACCACCACCCTGGGCGACCTCACGGGCAACGACCCGCAGGAGAACCTGAAGACGCTCGCTGCCAAGCTGATCGAGCAGAACGAAGGGCTGTGCGCCTTCGGCGGAATCGAAGCGGTGTTCATCCTCCGCAACGACGGTCGCTGGGAAGAGAACCACACAGTCTTCTTTGGTGATGGCGGCTGGACGAACAGCGGCTTCGGGAAGTACGTCGGCTGCCACGAGAACACGAATCCTCCTCCTGAGCCTCCGGTTGATCCTCCTCCTGGCGATGGCGTCTGCACCGACCCCGACCCAACAGGGCTCCAATCCGAGTTCAAGCTGAAGGAGCACGGACAACTGTGGGACTCGACCTACAGAGTGAAGAGCTTCGAGTACTGCACAGAGGCGGGCTTCACAAACCGAACATGGTGCCCCCTGCGTAACGAGGGCGATCCAGAGCGTCCACCATGCGAGGCGAAGCATATCGGCGCCCAGCAGTGGTGGTGCGATGGGCAGTCTATCGAACCGAAGGAAGGTAACAGAGCGCAAGCGGCTTGCCACGGTCACGTAAAGACCTGCACCGAGGATGGCCGGACATGCGCGGAGGCAGACTGGTGAGCACACATCTGACGGACATGCTGGTAAGGAAACGGATCCCACTCGGCAGTGGATTGACTCAGGAGGTTCGTCTCTTCAGCGATAGCACGATCCAGAAGCACATCAACGACGCACTGATGGCTGTCGGCCCTGACAAGAAGGGCGCTGTTCTCAACGTCCGTCTGGACCAAGACAAGGCAGTAGCGGTCATGGCCGCACGTCTGAACAACAACTGGTCCATGGGGCTGATCGTTGAGCGCTCGCACGCGGGGGACTTCTCTGGCGGGGCGCAAGTGGCTTTCGAGTGGTAATCTGGCTAAGCAGGAGGTCAACATGAGATTTGCACTGGAATTGGTACTCGTCTCGGGGGTCGCTTTTGGAGGCGTTCTTGGTCCGCTGTTTGAGAACGGCTTGACCGGCGCTGAGTACACGGCGGCTGCAGTGGCTGCAGGGGTTGCTGCTCTGGCTCTCATTCGTCAGAAGCCAAAGGAGCCTCTCGTTCGAGGACACAGAAGAAGTAGCTGATGGGTCGAAGCAAGGCCCGGCGGGAACGTGATCGCAAAGAAGAGACGGCTCGGAAACAGATCGCTACCGAGACACTAAAGAAGGCGAAGAAGAAGGAGAACAGCAATGGGTAGCCCAATCACAGCAATGCTTGGTAACGCGGGGGCTGGTGCGGCTGGAGCGCAGGGAAGCAGCGGGGAGTGGGAGAGGGTCTGCGCGGGGGCAGCCGCTCAGGGCCAGACACTGCCGGGATGCCCTCCGGTGGATGCTGCGCCAGTCGTTGACCCAACGCAGGCGCCGCAGGAGCAGCCAGTGGCAGTAGCTCCTGACCAGCCGCCACAGAACATCTCCCAGTACGAAGTCCCTGGGCAGGTTCAGGAGCTTCAGGGTATCGGCGCCCAACTCAACCCGGAGCAGCAACTCCAG